ACCTTTCTCTTATCTGAAACGATTCAAACCGAATCAGTTCGATGTCTCGCATCTGCGGAGTTAACGCTCGGAATTGGAATGATTCAGCCCAGATTGGAATCGGTCACCCAGGGATCAGGTTCTTATGGGCCGTTAGTTGCTGCATGGTCTGAGCGTGTTCTTTCCCGCAAACTGTTTGACTGGCAAATCATTGCGTTGACCGGACAATTAACTCACGATGAGAATGGCGACCTTGTGTTTCGCGAGGCGTTGACTAGCTGCGCTCGGCAGAATGGCAAGTCGGTTGCATTGACAAGTCTGTGTGGATTCTTCTTGACGGATTGGTCAGCGATGCGCGGAAAACCTATCCACGTTCTTTCCGTTGCCAACAAACTTGATCGCGCGGTTGCAATCTTCAACGAACTTGCACCGGTACTCGAGGCACAATTTGAAGGACATGTCACCTGGTCGTACGGACGCAACAAGGTCGAGATGCCAAACGGGTCGACATGGGAAGTCCGCGCTGCAACCCCAAACCTTCACGGCGGAACTTATGACCTGATTGTTGTTGACGAAATTTGGAACGTCTCGGAAGAGGTCTACTTTGATGCGCTCCGCCCGTCGCAGATTGCGGTCAAGTCTCCGCTACTTTCCTCCTGGTCAACTTCAGGCGATGAATCTTCTAAGACAATGCAGCGACTTCGCGAAGCAGCCATCGGCGCGATAGATCAGCAGAAACAAACTCGTCTGTACTTTGCCGAATGGAGTCTTCCGTCTGTTGACCCAAACGACGAAATCAACTGGGGGTATGCCAACCCCGCCCTCGGTCAAACCATTACCCTTGAGGCATTGCAAGCAGCTGCGGAAACTCCAGATCGTGCAGCGTTCCTCCGCGCCCACTTGAATCTGTGGGTCTCGTCGGCGGACGCTTGGATTCAGCCTGGAGTCTGGGACAAGTTATTTACAGAATTTGATTGCCCGACAGGGGGCGTCCTTGCAGTTGATTCGTCAAGCGACTCATCGAAGTACGTCGGCATTAGGTGCGGACTTACCGAAGAAGGCAACATCATTGCCACAGTCCAATTCTCTACTGAGTCCCTCAAAGAAATGTGGGTGCATGTCAACAAGGCAATGGACGACGACCCGAAACTGCGCCTGGCAATTACACCGGCACTCGATCTTCATACGCCAGAGAAGTTAGAACGGCGACGTCAAATTTTCGGCTACGCCGAAGTACTTAAATTTACGGGTCTGACGCGCTCGCTTATCCTCGAGAAACGCATCTACCACCGAGGCGAAGAACTCCTTGCGACTCATGTCAACCGCGCCGTCCTTGCCCGCGCAAACGGTCAAGTCGTGATCAGTAGCCAACGCTCCCCTGGCCCCATCGAGGCAGCACGACTTCTCGTCGTTGCAGCAGCTCTTGTTTCTCGTCCGTCAAATACTGGACGCGCAGCAATGGCGTTTGGAAGGTAGTTGCATTTGCAACAAGTTTGTGGGAGACTCCATCCGTGGCGTTCTTTTCACGAAAAATAAAAACCGCAGAATTTGCCTCGTCGCCAATTAAAGCTGCTGCCGGCGTTGCTGGTCTCGGCGTCCCTCCGACGTATGCATGGACAAGCGGAGCATTCGAACAGATCGCCCTTAGTCTTCCGACGGTGTCGAGGGCGAGAGACCTTCTCGCCTCGACCATCTCTGGTCTTGAGTTTCGCCAGTACGTCAGGCAATGGACTGGTACTGAGTACGAAGAAATTTACGTGCCGAACGAGTCGTGGATGGAAAACCCTGATCCAAAAGTTCCGCGCCAGTTCATACTTGCCAACACGGTCACAGACTTGTGGATGACGGGTCGCGCATTTTGGGCAGTCACTTCTCGTAACGCAACAGACGGACGCCCAATGAGTTTTGAATGGCTACCGTCCGCAAACATTCAGACGCCAAATCAAGTCGGCCCGCAATTCTTCGGTATGCCAGACGAAATTGAGTTCAACGGCATCCAGTTAGACCCAAACGAAATTATCACGTTCCTTGCACCGACAACTGGTCTCATGTATTCAGGACGACGCTCCGTCAGCATCGCGACTCACCTTGACCAGTACGCAGATCGTGCAGCAACCATCGAAACTGTTCCTGGTTATCTTCAGCAGACCGCAGCAGGCGAGACAATGTCCGGTGAAGAACTTGGAGACTTGGCAGCACAATGGGCGCAGGCTCGTCGAGAAGGAAACGTCATCGGCGCGTTGAACAACTATGTCAACTTTGTTGAATTTGACCGCGACCCGCTTGAAGTCAACGCAGCGCAACGCGAATACCAAGCCCTTGACCTTTCCCGCATGTGTTCAGTCCCCGCGTACCTCGTATCTGCTCCGACACCAGGCGCGTCAATGACATACCAAAACGCAACGCAAGCACGTCAAGACCTTTGGCTCTTTGGTGCGCAAATGTACGCACACGCAATTGAATCTCGTCTCAGCATGAACGATGTCACCGCCCGCGGACGCTATGTCTGTTTTGACACCGACGACCTTCTAGCAGTTGGCGATATGCACGACGCATTAGTTGAACCACAAGTTCCAGACCTCGAGGAGATTCCTTCATGATTAAGTTCACCGCCGTCCCCGTCACGCTTGACGCAGCAGCTGGAGAAGATGCACCGCGCACCATCACCGGCATCGCAGTCCCCTGGGACACCGTCGCAACCGTTTCAGGTGGCGAAAAGGTCATGTTCAAGCGTGGAGCCTTTGACTTGAATGCCAAGCCCGCGCGACTTCTAGAAAATCACGACGGACGCCCAATCGGAATCGTCACCGAACTTGTCGACCTTGACAACGGCCTTGGATTCAGCGCAACTTTCGCTCGCTCAAAAGCAGCCGACGACGTCGTTGAGTTAATTCAAATGTCCGCATACGACTCGGTCTCCGTAGGTGCAGTACCTAAGAAATTTAAGTACGACAAGAACGGCGTCATGATTGTTTCATCCGCTGATCTACAAGAACTTTCGGTAGTAAGCGTTCCGGCATTTGCCGACGCAATTATTGAACAAATCGCAGCCTCAGAACACGACCCAGAAGAAGTCGAAGAAGAGGAAGACGAACCCCAACCCGACACAAGTCTCCAGGAGGAAACAATGTCAACAGAAACCCAAGTCGAAGCCTCCGCGCCCGACACCATCCCAACATCACCAATCTTTGCTTCGGCAAAAAAAGAGTTCAAACTTCCTTCCGCTGGCGAATGGATTTCAGCACAGATGCAAGGTGGCGCAATCGCTGCCGAGTTCAACGCTCGTCTCCGCGCAGCTGCTCCAGATGTGACGACCGCTGATCTTGACGGTATCTTGCCGTTGCCAATTTTGGCTCCTATCTATTCTGGGATTCAAGGCCTGCGCCCTGTAGTCGATGCAATCGGCGCTCGTCAAATGCCACAAGGCGGAAAGGTATTCATCGTTCCAAAAATCACGACACATACCTCAATCGGTGGCCCACAAACACAGAACACCACAATCACCGCTGGACAGTTCATCGTTGACGACATCCAAATCACCAAGGACATCTACGGCGGATACGTTGAAGTCTCCGAGGCATCAATTGACTGGACATCGCCAGAAGTACTCCAGGGTCTCCTTGAGGACATGGGCAAAAAATACGCCCTTGCCACCGACAATGCAGCAGCCGACGCGCTTCTTGCAGGAACCTCACAGACAACCGGCAACGTCGCACCGACAGACCCTGCAGACTGGGTAGCAAAAGTTTACGCTTGCGCAAATACCATCCTTTCAAACGGCAACTACCTCCCAGATCACATGTTCGTGTCTGGTGACGTATTTGCGCAGCTTGGTTCACTCGATGACACATCAGGTCGACCATTGTTCCCGCAAGTTGGCCCAATGAACGCATTCGGCACAATGAACGCAGGTTCACGCGAAGCAGTTGTCTTCGGACTTCGTCTCGTAGTTGACACCAACTTTGCAGCAAAGACCACCATCGTTGGTGCAGCAGCAACTGGTGCATTCCGTTGCTACGAACAGCAGAAGGGCGCAATCAGCCTAGACAACCCATCAACATTGTCACGCACAATCGCCTTCCGCGGATACTTCGCACCGAAGATGATTGACGCTGGACAATTCATGAAGATCCCTCAGGCTTAAACCTGAGACACGACAGGGACTGACTAATGGCTACTTACGATCTCGCGTTCCATACGCGCCTCGATGGGTACGCCATTTTTCAGACCCTCGTTGAGACTGGCATCCAGGTCGGAGACTCTGTCACCATCGCAGGATGCGGACACGGATTCAACGGCACAGCCAAAATTCTTTCAACACAAGACTTTGAATTCATCGGCGTCTCAGAAGAGGGCGACCTTCAATTTGACTCCGATGTAATTCGTCTTTACCAGTTTATTTATGAAAACGCAGGCGCAGACCTTGAAAGAAGTGTCGCCGACGGCACAGTCACTTTCACCCCGTCGGTTTCATGGATTAACGCAGCCGATGTCACCTCTTGGCTCGGCATCGACGTTGCAACCGCTAACGACACCGCCTTCGTCACAGTCTGCGTCAACGCTGCTAACAACTACATCTTCCGCAAGCGTCGCGAAGCCGGATACACCGATTCGCAATCCACGGTGCCAGGTGCCGACGTCAAACTCGGCACAATCATGTATGCAGCAACCCTTTACCGCGAGCGCGGATCAGCAGATTCATTTGCCTCATTTGATTCAATGTCATCTATCCCCATTCCCTCAACTATGGGACGCATCATGGCTCTAATCGGCTGCGGAAGACCACAGGTCGCGTAATGGCTGCAACAGGAATTCTCGTCGACGCAGTCAACGCAATCAAAACCGCCCTGACCGCCCTCGGTCTCAAACCCGTTACAGACCCGCGCAATGCGCGACCAATGTCCGTCATGATTGAACTTCCCTCGATGACCTCATGGACATACAACGTCGGAGACTTTCTCATTCCAGTCCGCGTCTTAGCAGCTCCTCCAGGCAACCAAGACTCAGGCGACTACCTAATGACAACGGTAGACACCATCATGAACTCGTCCATCGCAGTCGTCGACGCCCGTCCAGGCAACGCGAACTACGGCGGGCAAGACATACCCACATACGACCTCACCGTTGCAATAGCGGTGCGGAGAAACTAAGGAGCCACAATGGCAACAGCAACATTCCTCTCAAATGCCACCATCAGCATCACTCAAGGCGTCACAACAACCGACTTGTCGGATCAGGGCAACGCAGTCACAATCACAATCGGATTCGACTCTCTCGAGTCAACCGCTTTTGGCGACACAGGTCACCGCTTTACTCAAGGCCTGCAAATGGTTGACGTCTCAATTGACTTCTTCCTTTCCTACGGCGCAACAGAAGTCGAAGCAATTCTTGCGTCATGCGTAGGCACCGGCACAACTGTCCTGACAATCTCGCCGTCAGGCACAACCGAAGGCCCTGCAAACCCTGAGTATGTAATTACCAATTGCATGCTTGCATCGTTCACGCCAATCAACTCAACCGTCGGATCACTTGCAACTGTCACCGCACAGTTCACAGGTGGCACCTGGGTACGAGACATCGTCTAATAAACAATAGAGGGAAACATGAAAATCACACTTAAAGTCACACCGAACGAAGGCGACCCATATGAAGTCACAACGAATCTCTTTGTTGTTGTCGCATGGGAACGACGCACAAAACGTCAAGCATCTTCACTTGCAAACGGCATCGGAGCAGAAGACCTTGCGTTCTTTGCATACGAATCAGCCAAACAATCAGGAGTCACCGTTCCGGCAATCTTTGACGATTACATCAAACGAATTCAAGCAGTCGAGGTTGTCAGTTCCGAGGCCCCAAACCCTACCGAAGCGGCACTTACCGACGCTCAGTAGCGGAAGTACTTGTCGCGACGGGATATTGGGCATTACCAGACTTCGACGTAGACGACCTTTTCACAGTTGTCGACGTGTTGAACGAACAAGAGAAAGCCTCTAGGCGTAGAAAATGACAGTCAACACTTCAATAGAAATGACAGGTCTTAAAGAGGCAATTCGTTCTCTCAACAAGATTGAACCTGGACTGCGCAAAGAGTTCACCGCACAAGCGACCCGCATTGCACAACCCGCAATCAGCGAAGCGCAACGCGGATACCAACGCGAGTATCTTTCGGGCATGGCTCGCAAATGGACACAAAACGGCAAAAAGATATTTCCGTTCTCTGTTGCAAAAGCAGTCTCAGGAGTCAAATTGAAAGTTGACGCATCTCGAGAAGCAACCTCTCTGATCTACATCACCCAAACAAATGTCGCTGCAGCCGTTTTTGAAGCAGCGGGACGCGCCAACCAAAATCGCCTCGGTGACTCACTCGGACAACTTCGTGCCGGTACAACTCGAGTGCTTGGCCCTGCGGTCTTTCGCAAGCGCGGAGAGATTGAACGTGAAATGCAATCAGCATCGCAGGCGGTAATTAACCGCGTCGAAAAGGAACTCAAGTAATGGCTCTAGCAATCCCCATCATCTCCACGTTTGACGGCGACGGAGTCAAAAAAGCAATCAAAGAATTCAAGCAACTTGAGACCAATGGCGAAAAGGCACAGTTTGCAATTAAGAAAGCAGCCGTTCCCGCAGCTGCAGCAATCGCAGGATTGACCGCTGCACTTGGATCAGCAGTCAAAGGCGCAATAGAAGACGCAGCAGCACAAGACAAACTCGCCCAACAACTGCAACGCACCACAGGCGCAACCGAAGCCCAAATTAAAGCCAACGAAGACTGGATCAGCACCCAGGGCAAACTGCTTGGAGTGACTGACGACGAACTTCGTCCGGCACTTGGCGGTCTAGTCAGGGCAACTGGCGACATCACCAAAGCCCAGGAACTTGCAGGCGCAGCGATGGACATCTCTGCAGCCAAAGGATTGAGCCTTGAGACGGTCACTAAGGCGTTAGAAAAGGCATACGGGGGGAACATGACCGCCCTGGCCAAATTGTCCCCAGAACTGCGCGACATGATTAAAGGCGGAGCAACCCTTGACGAAGTTATGCAGGCAATGTCAAAGACCTTTGGCGGGGCAGCATCAGACGCAGCCGAAACAACCGCGGGCAAATTCAAACGGATGCGGATCGCCATGGACGAAACAAAAGAGTCCATCGGCGCATCACTCATGCCCGCAGTCGAGGCAGTACTTCCATACCTGCAAGGAATGGCAGATTGGGCATCAAAAAACCCTCAAGTCTTTACCATTATCGCAGGCACCATTGCAGCCGTAGCGGTCTCAATCATGGCAGTCAACACGGCAATGGCACTCAACCCCTTCGGACTAATTGCAGTCGGCATCGGCGTCCTTGTCACCGGCATCGCAATTGCCTACACCAAATTTGAAGGATTCCGCAGCCTTGTCCGCAACGTCGTCAACGGACTATCTGACTATTTTGAGTTCATGGCAAACGGATGGATTAAAGCAACAAACATCCTCATTACGGGAATAAACCTCATCAGCCCTTTCAAAGACATCCCGAAACTTGGCAGCGTTTCTTTCGGCAAAATTGGTGCAGAAAGCACCGGAGGAGGGTACACGTCAACCCGTCAAGCAGAAGCTGCAATGTTTGGCGGAAACGGATCAGTATCAGCATCTTCACCAAGCGTCATTTCTTCCGCGCCTTCTTTGCGCTCATCAGGTGGCACCACAGCCAAAAAAGAACCATACGTTCCCTACCTGTCAATGGAAGACATGGCTCCGCGCATTGTCCCGTACGTGCGACCACCAAACTCGCCAAATGCCATGTACGGCGGACTTCCAACAATTGACACGTCAGGCATTGTCATCAACGTCAACGGCGGAGATCCACAAGCAGTCGTAGACGCCCTTCGCACCTATCAACAATCAAATGGTTCCGTCCCAATCAGGGTCTCTGGATAATGACGTACACAACACCAAACGTCTACTACGCAACGACCTTTGACGGCACCTACACAAAACTGGACGGCATTCAATCAGTCCTGATCAACAGAGGAAAGTCACGATTTCAAGACCCCGCAACCGCCTCTCGATGCAGCATTGAAATAATCCCAAACTCATCATTTCCGTCAATAACCATTGGTCAATTCATTGACATTCGCGACGCAAACAACGGATCATCATCAGCGTATTTTGTGGGCCGAATCACAGACATTCAACGCACCTACGCAATCCCTTACAACTCCTCTACCGGTGCGGCACCTGGCGACAGAGTCGTCATCTCAGTTACTGGTGGAACAGGAGTTTTGGCAGCGTCCGCAACCACCGCAGGAAACATTGGCACCCCAGGCGATGCAACTTATTACTTGATGACAGTCCCAGAAGTTTGTCGCGTCTACGCAATTACCCCTCAAAACATTGGCTATGACTACACCGTCTTTGGTTATCCAACACCAATCGGTCAAAATGTCATCGCAGCCGAAGAACAAGCCTGGCGCAACTTCAACAACACCCTGAACACCGTTCAATATTCAGTAGACGACCTTGACCTGAACCGAACATTTAAAGGCAACACAGGCGGAATTTACGACATCTACGCAGGGGTCTATTCATACCCAACAGGGCAAACAGGCAAAAGCATCAGTTTTGTCGACGACGGATCAACAGGCGCAACCGTTTACAAATATTCACAAGTTGAATATGCGTCATCAATACAATCTGCATTCACTCAAGTCATTGTGGAATCAACGCTCGCTGCTCAAGACATCAACAACGGCAACCCTCCCTTTGTCGGCCTGAACTATCAATCAGTTGTGGCAACCACCGGACAAGCAATCACCCTTGGCGATTACATCCTGACCGTGAACAGTTCAACCGCCCCAACACCATTCAACGTTGTGACCACAACCAACCTGCAAGACAACGCAGCTGCACTTGGCAAAATCCTTGAATGCCCTATCGGGACAGCAGTCACATTCAAATTTAGAGGAACAACGGTCTCGGCAACAGTTTGTGGTATTAGCGCCAGTTACTACCCCGATAGGGCTAATATCCGTTTAACTCTCTCATCTTCACTCGGCACTCCGTTCACTCTTAACTCGACAGCGTTCGGGGTGCTTAATACAAACAGATTGGGCTATTT